TGTATGTTTCCCCCGGGGGGACGGGCGCCTACTGTAAAGGGCCCCTCCCGGAGGGGTTTGAGTACAGCGGGCTTAAGGTGGTGCGCCCGCGCGGCTCAGGCCTGGCCCCGGGCCAAGAGAGCTGGAGGCGCTTTCGTTTTCGGTTGGCGCGAAGAGATTAACACGGACGCGGAAGAGGGGTGGAGGGCCGTAGCCTTGCAAGCAGAGGCTTGGGCAGTCTCGGAGACTTCCCTGGGAGCGACTACAGAAACTGTAGCCAAGCTCGGACCAAGGGGGGACTTACCCAAGGGGTGGTTCAGGAGGTGCGACAACCAGGAGACCGGCAGCCGGCGGCGTCTCAACTGATTGACCAGGAGATGGACACTCGAGGTGAGCAGGGCGATCGGCAAGAGAGCGAGCCCCCTCCTGAACCATCCTCATGCTTATATAGGCTAGGCTGTCTTTATTGATGGTTTAAGCAAATTTTTTGGGGAAGGGGGTAGTCGTCACAGCCTTTGTTTTTCATGATAGGGGAAGTGGGTAAGGGCGAGGTGCATTTCTATGGATTTCCTGGTTTTGAGGCTGGGCTGGGACGTCAGAACCTTCGGATCCTTATTTGTGTGAGACAGTTGACCTTTTTGGCTGATGACTAGTCCCTGCTAGTTTTGTCCTTGGGGGCTTGCTGTCGCCCCTGGGAGAGGGTCGTTGTCCCTGTCATCTCCCTCTTTTTCCTTAAATAGTAGAGAGAAGGGGATAGTAGTATATTCATCAAAGAGTAAGTAGAGGTGATGGAAGGAGGAATACTGTATCAATTGGTGGGAGAGGAGGTAAGAGGGATGATAGGCTTTGGTTTGAAATCTCTCGAAGATTAGTAGTGAGGACTGTACTACCAAGGATGGCTGCCCTGCCTTAGGGCAAGGTCCTGAAATCATAGGAGACCCATCATTAAAGGTCCATATCAGGCCAGGGGTAGTCAGGTTTGGCTGGTATGGGAGAAGTCCTGTGTTCCAGGTAGTTTGGACACAGGGTGCTCGAACAGGCTGAAATAGGGTGGTAGGCAGGGCGTCTTCCGGCAGGATGATTATGGCGCCGGTGTGTAGATAAAGTTTGTAGAGGAGTTCTTCTAATCGCTTGGGGGGCACATTGCTTAGAAAAGCGCCAAGCTGCCTGGGGTTGCAAAATATGACATGGGGAATGAGGGGCCAGGTCATGGGAGGGGACAGCTGGTAGATGTATAGACACACTATGGTCTTTCCCCAGATGGTGTAGACGTTTTGGGGCCTGAGGCCTGGCTCAGGAAATGCAAGGGAGGGGAGCTGCTCTCCAAGGGTTGTTTCAAGACATCCGTTGCGGTAGGGGCTGTGCCTCCGCACGGACTGAAAGAAGGAGGGTGGAACCTTGGGGGTGACAGGAGTGGTTGGTGGGGTAAGGACTTTGAGGGTCTTGGAGGTTCGTTGGGTGGGGAAGGAGGGGAGGCGAGGGATAAGGTATTGGAGAGGCGAGCCGACAACTCGTCCATCGATGGGGTCCCAGGTGATCTGGTGCTCGGGGCAGGTGGCCAGGAGGGCGTGGCGATGTAGGCGGGGGGAGCATAATCCACCGGAGATGGGGCACCAATCGGCTTGAACACAATCGCCAAACACATAGACGGGGTATCCATAGAGGAGGCTCTGCCCGAATCCTGGGAAGTGGGCTGAAAAAAATAACGGGGAATTTTTTATAGAATTTTTTAGGGGGTTATCATCAGAGGATCGGGCAAAGAAGGTCTCAACACCAGAGGAGATGCCTGGTAGCGGCGCTCGTCGTGCGCGCAAAGGCCGCCCCCTGGGGTCGGGAGGCGCCAATGATGGTACCCGGAAGTCTCGCCTGAGGGCCCTGGTGGACGAGCAGGCGGAGATTCAGCGGCTCCTGCGAGAACAGGAGGAAAAGGAGGCGCGGCGGAGGGAGCGATTGCAGGAGAGGGAGAGGAAGCGCAAGGAGAGAGAGGCGCGTCATCAACAACGGAAGTGCATGGACCTGCTGGGGTTTGAGGGGTATTGTGACTTGTTGCAAGGCTATATTGATGTATTAGAGAAGGAAAGGAAGGATCTGGAGGAGGAATGTAACCATAACTTAGGAGAATTATTTCGGTTATCAGCTGGCTTGGAACAGACTTTGGACATATGGGGGGACTCGTCAGGTCTAGCGGAGTGCGGGTGGGTGAACGGTAGAGGGGTCAACCATGGGGACCTGTTGGGTGTATTGGCGGAGTTATTATAAAGGGGTCTCAGGGTTGAGGAGAGGGTACTGGTCAGGTCGCTGCTGTAGCCTCTGGGGGAGGGCTTGCAGCTGGCGAATAATGCAGGGCCCGAGGATGATGATTAACAGAAGGAGGGCCAAAAGGGTAATACCAGTCTGGAGAGCCTCACGGGCCCACTGGGAGAGTCCTAGATCCCAATTTAAGCCCCATCCAGTAGTTACCCGAGTTTCTAGAGGGGGTCGCTCTTGTAAGACTGAAATATGGGTATTGCTGATGTTGAGGAAGCAGCATTGTTCTTGTATCGCTTTACACAGCCCCCCTTGTTCCCAGAACAGGAGGTCTAACCCTCGCCTGTTTTGGGCGGCATATTGGGCCACTCGAAGAATGTTTTGGTGGTTTTTTACAATGGCCCGTGTGAGGTGGGAAATATCCTTGTCCACTTCGGACAGGAGACTTCTACTGGAGGCCAGGGATAAGGACCCGGTGACACCTCCTGCTATTCCTGTCCCTGCGGCCAAAGCGGAAACGAGCCAGACCGCCACTGGGACGGCCCGGCGTCGCCTAGTGAGAGGGGCACCAGGCAAGGGAGAGAGAGAAAATGGGGGAAGTATGATGGAATTATTGCACTTTGCGGTGGTTACAGCTTGCACCTGTGGTTGATAGCAATGGGTCCAGGGGAAGGGCTGTGGTCGCGGGGCGGATAGGGCAAGGGAAGGGCGGACGATGGGTTTTGAGGGGGCATTACTAGAGATGTTGGGAGTGTATAATACGTGCCAGGAAGAGAGGCTGGCGCGGTCAATACAGACCATACAGGAATAGTTGGTGCTCTGCAAGGTTAGGTGGATGAGGGTCAGCATCTTGGAGGCCCAGGAGGCCGAAGGAGTCAGGACATGCTCTAGGTCTGAGTCGCTGACTAGTGGCGGAGGGGTTGGGGGTTCCTGAGTAGGCTCGGATGTGAGGTACCACAGCGGATCGTAACCGGGGGCATCTATTAACAGAGTTAAGGAGGAACCACATTTGGAGAAATGAAGTTTTAGGGAGACACGGCTGACTTCTTGGGTGAAATTTACATCTGTGGAGAATCTCCAAGTTGGGCTCGAGACAGGGCCAGTATAGGGGCAAGTCCATGATTGACTTCCTAGGTAGGGACATTGTAGGGAGCAAGGATCAGAGTAGGAGGCTGAGTAGTATCCAAGCCCCCGGCGGAGTGGCTTTTGTACCCAGTGTGGGAAGAGATACAGGGAGTAGGTCTTGTGGTAGTTGGAATAGGTGATCAGGTTTTGGCAGGGGGGGTAGAGGAGCTGGTCCTTAGTGATGGACACAAGGTCGAGGGCCCAGGTACATAAAGGCTGGGCTGGGCTGCAGGGGCTGGAGTGGTAGGAGGAGATACCTACCGTGATTGTACACCGGCTGGCCTGAAGTACTGGGATGCCCAGGGTGGCCAATAAAGTTAAGAAGAGTACGTTACCCATGGTGTTGGTGGTCTGTTTCGACGTGCCCTGCGGGTTCGGGGTCGTCGGGTTTTGGGCATACAGTCTTCTTCAGGAGCCGCCAAGGGATCCACTGGGGCGAGCCGTCACTGACTTGAAGGAGAGCTGCTCCTGCTGCTTCCTGGAGAGATTGTACGGGCCCTTTCCATCGCTGGTTGGTAAGTCCAGGGGTTTTGTAATAGTACCAATGTAGCCTGGTGGGAGTGGTTTGTATGGACTCGGAAATAGGAGGCAGGGGGGGGGTGTGATGGAGCTGCCACCGAGTCTTACCACAGGGGCGCATGACATTTAAATGGTTAATGGTCCAGAGAGCCTTTGAAACCGCGCTTTCTAGGGGGAGGTCAGGGTGGTCTAGGAAATATTTGTATAGTAGTGTCTTGAGAATGCCATTTGTGCGCTCCACCAGGCCTGAACTTGTCGGATTGTAGGGAATATGGGTGGAGTGTTTGATGCAGAGGGTGGTACAGAATTCGTGGAACTCCTGAGAAAGGTAAGCGGGTCCATTGTCCGTGTTAACAGAGAAGGGCTTGCCTAGCACGGAGATGGCATGTAGGAGGGTTTTGATAAGGTCGCTGCTAGTTTCTTTCTTTTTGCAGACACAAGATACCGCACCTGAGAAGGTATCCACCCAGACGTGGAGGCAGTATCGGGTCCGTTTGTGCTTAAGGTGGGTGACATCTCCTTGCCATGTGTGGTTTGGGAAGTGGCCGCGGCGGATGTGGCCACGCGGCATGTGGTGTTGAGGGTTAATGATTTGACAGGTGCGGCAGGCCTGCACGAGTTGCTTAGCCTGTGCAGGGGTGGCTCCGTGGGAAACGAGGGCCTGTTGGTTGCAGTGGGTGAGGGCATGGAGGCCCTCAGGCTTCAAGGGGGTTACGGGGGCGACAATGAGAGAGTCGGTATATTCATTGAGGGTCGAGATGGGATCAGGCAATTGGGTGTGGCTGCGGGTGTGGTGGAGATACACGACCTTGCCCTGGAGGAGTGTGGGCAGGGACGCCTGGAGACGGTGGTGTGTGGATGATCCTTGGAAGGCCCCGGAAGCGAGGGACTGGAGGTACCGGATGAGGAACTTTGAGTCTAGGAAAATGTTAAGGGATGGCCAGGGCTGTGCGGCTTGCAAGCCCAAGAGGAGTCCGACTAATTCCCCCTTTTGTGCTGAGTTATTGGCATGGGGGGGCAGGGGGACCGACCGCTGGCTGAGAATGACCTTGTCCCAAATTACATAGGCGGCCTTTTGGGGAGACCCATCAGAGAACAGACAAGGGGCCTGATCTATAACCACTGGGGATAGGGAAAATGCAGGCCTGAGGAGCTGGGGTTCCCGGAGAAGGGCCGGGAGTTGTAAGAGGGTTCGCCAGGGTCCCGGTGGCTGTCTGCCCAGATCACAGAACCGATGCATGTGGTGAATTAATATGGCGACGCTGGGGTGAGAGGAATTTTTTACGAAATCGTGTAGGGCCTGGGTGGACATGTTATGATGGAATGATTTGCATAGTTGGCCATAGTGCTGCAAGGCATACTTGTCAAGGGTAAGTACAGTGCAGGCGAGTATGTGCCCCCAGGGGCATAGGCTGGTCGGGGGATGGGGGGCGTGGAGCCAGACTAGGGGCCATTTATGATTTGTCTGGAAGAGGACTGAGGTCGTGCCGGATGGACTGAGGAAGATGAGGCCAAGGAGGGGGAGCGTAGAGTCAAGGCGACCGCGGCAATTGTGATGCAGGGCTTGCTGAATGTTGTGGAGAGCGTGGAGGTGAGGATGACGAAGGGTGATAGTGTCCCGGGGGTCTTTGAGACCTCTCAAGGCTGAGTAGAGACAGTGAAGGTGTTCTCGGAGGACAGGAGTCCCCTTGGAGACCCACTGGAGCTCCCCCAGGAGGGTTTGCAGTTCAGTCAGGGTCCAGTGTGCCTTAATGGGGATGGTGGGGGTGGTTTCATAGGTGATGTGATCTGGATGTATGATTTGGCCCAGGAAGTGTATTTTTCCTGGGGTGCGTTGGGTTTTTTCCTGGGAAACTGGGAGACCATGAGAGGACAATAGCTGTGCGGTAAGGGTGGCCAGCTGATCTAGTTCGTGCTGGGAGGGGCATGCCAAGAGGATGTCGTCCATGTATTGGACGATGACGGATGTGGGGAAGGCTTTTCGGGCTGGGCCTAGTACGCTGGCCAGCTGTTGCTCAAAGAGCGTGGGGCTGTTTTTGAAGCCTTGGGGAAGGACTGTCCAAGCGTACCTGCTCCCAGGCCCATGATTTAATGGCTGGGGGATGGTAAAGGCGAAGTAGGGCTGGAATCGCTTTGGGAGGGGAATCTGGAAGAAAGCGTCCGTGAGATCGATGGTCTGAAGATGGGGCAAGGCCTGTGGCAGGCTGGTAAGATCAGGGGGGCCGGGGGAGGGCGAGGCAAGGGTAGTGGTGATGGCATTAGTGGCCCTGAGGTCATGGATAAATCGCCACTTGCCGTTGGGTTTTTTAACAGGGAAAACTGGGTTGTTGCCTGGTCCAGAGTAAGGTTCGATATGGCCAGCCTCCAGTGCCTTGGAGACCAGGTCTATTAGGGCCTGGAGGCGTTCAGGTTTAAAGGAAACTGGCTGACCTCTGGGGGCTCTGGAAGATGTTCTAAGCCGATGACTGCAGGGGTGGTCACCGGGGATAACTGGGTCGGGGCCGGGAGGTCCTCCGGTAAGTAAAGGGCCCCCTGGCATTGCTGCAGGACGTCCCGGCCGATGATGGTCCACTCATTCTTGGTGTCAATTAGACATGAGGGAAGGGACACGGGAGCCCTACGGAAGGGCAAGTATACATGTACCGGACACCGTAGGAGTTTAAACTGGGAGTGGGTTTTACCGCCGGCCCCCAGAATGGTGGTGTCCTGGAGGTCCGTGAGCCCCCGAGCCAAAACCTGGGGCATGACAGTGAGGCCGGCTCCGGTGTCCAGGAGCGCCTGTGATGCCAGGGGTGGGCGATCGAAGAAGGAAACTTTAATATTGAGGAGAGATTGTTGGGCCTGCCATAGGGAGACAAGGGGAAGCAGGGAAGGCACGTTACCGGGTCGGGGGGAGACTAGTTCTCCCCCCCTGGGGAGTTTTTTTCCTCCGGGAGAAGGGCAGGCAAATCCGCTAGGAGGGGTTCTTCTGCCTCCGGCGGGGTTTTTAGCTGGGGGCAATCTCGCTTCCAGTGGGATGGGTCCTGACATAGGGGGCAGGGCCCCGGAGGGGGGCGAGGCTGAGTGCAGTCTCGGCTCCAGTGTCCCACCTTTCCACACCGGAAGCACGGTTGTGTTGGAGGGGTTTTACGGGGCTGAACTACTAGAACTTTGGTCTTATCCTTTGGTGTCCAAGCCTGACAGGCTCGGAGCATTTCGCCAAGGGGACTGTTGGTATGGCCCCGCGCCTGAAGGAGTTTCTGGCATTCTTTGTTGGCATTGGAGTATGCCAGCGGCCGCAGGATGGGTTCCTTTGGTGTGCCTTCAGGTAGACCATTATCGAGGGCCGCATTGAGGCGCTCTACAAAGGCACAATAAGGTTCCTCGAGGCCTTGCAATATTGCGGCCCAGGAAGGATCTCGGGTGTTACCAGGCAGGGCCGCAAAGGCGGCCAGCCAAAGACTTTGGTATTCTCTCTGGAGGCCTTGCTGGGCGGGGTTGTTTGCTTGTACCCGGAGGGGCCCTGCCATAGGATTGTAACCTGTCAACCCTCGGGTTTCTGCCTCCACAATGAGTGCTTGTAGCTGTTGGTGGTGAAGGGAGACAATAAGGGACGAGCACAAGTACTGCAAAAGATCATGTAGATCTTTAGCCGTAGGGTCAAACTGCTGGATGGCAAGTCGAATGGTATGCATAAATTGAGGACTGCCGGGAGCTGAGGTGCTAATTTCTTGTTTAATGGCTTGTAAGTCTTTCATCTGCCAGGGGCGGTGGCTCGAGGGGGCCCCGTGGGAGTGCATAATGGGAAGGCACTGGAGCGCAGCAGGCTCCGCATAAGGGGGGGGCGTGTGCGCCTCCTGAGGCTGGGGGGCAGGGGCCGGGCCGGTGGCCGTGGGCATGGAAATTGCCGGGGCGCTGGGGGGTGGATGAGCGCGGAGGAGGATATTAACGATCTCGGTCACCCGACCGGGGTACCCCTTGGGGATTAGGCCGGCTAGGAGGGAGTAATCGATAGGGTTTAACCAGACTGGGGTTTGGAGCGCTAGCTTAAGGAATCGTCTTAACTGGTGAAAATCGAATTCGGAGGGTCCAGGTTGCAGGCGGTAAGCCGCCTGCAGGAAATTAAGCCAGTGGTGGGTGGAGAGCCCCCTGGGGGCCTTAGGGACGGGACTGGATGTGTGGGTCTGACCCATAGTGGGAGGGGGGGAACGGCGAGAGCGGAACAGATCCCGGACGAGCCCCCACTTGTATGTTTCCCCCGGGGGGACGGGCGCCTACTGTAAAGGGCCCCTCCCGGAGGGGTTTGAGTACAGCGGGCTTAAGGTGGTGCGCCCGCGCGGCTCAGGCCTGGCCCCGGGCCAAGAGAGCTGGAGGCGCTTTCGTTTTCGGTTGGCGCGAAGAGATTAACACGGACGCGGAAGAGGGGTGGAGGGCCGTAGCCTTGCAAGCAGAGGCTTGGGCAGTCTCGGAGACTTCCCTGGGAGCGACTACAGAAACCGTAGCCAAGCTCGGACCAAGGGGGGACTTACCCAAGGGGTGGTTCAGGAGGTGCGACAACCAGGAGACCGGCAGCCGGCGGCGTCTCAACTGATTGACCAGGAGATGGACACTCGAGGTGAGCAGGGCGATCGGCAAGAGAGCGAGCCCCCTCCTGAACCATCCTCATGCTTATATAGGCTAGGCTGTCTTTATTGATGGTTTAAGCAAATTTTTTGGGGAAGGGGGTAGTCGTCACAGCCTTTGTTTTTCATGATAGGGGAAGTGGGTAAGGGCGAGGTGCATTTCTATGGATTTCCTGGTTTTGAGGCTGGGCTGGGACGTCAGAACCTTCGGATCCTTATTTGTGTGAGACAGTTGACCTTTTTGGCTGATGACTAGTCCCTGCTAGTTTTGTCCTTGGGGGCTTGCTGTCGCCCCTGGGAGAGGGTCGTTGTCCCTGTCA